CCTCTTTGCCCTCAAGTTCAGGAGAAGCTATCATAGTCTTTGGATTCCCTATATATTCATTTACCTTAGTGTTCCAAGCCTCAACACTCTTGTTATCGGTTGTCAGCTCCTCAAACGCTTTGAAACGTTTAGAATTTACCAAACTATCCTTTGCCATCTTCTTCTCAAATTCGCTCATTACATCCCAATCTGTATATTCTTTTTTGAGTTCTTCTTGGGTGGGGTCAGCAATCTTCACTACCTTATCCAATGCCTCGTTTACTTGTTTGTTTTTAGCGTGAAGTATCAAACTCTCTTGTTGTGAAGCTATATATTTCTTTTTGTAGTCGGGGTCTTCTTTCTCTTCTTCCTTTTCTTTCTTTACTTCTTCCTTTTCTTCCTCTGTTTCTTCTTTCTCTTCCACTTTTTCATCTTCTTCTTCAACCTTTTCCTCCTTTTCATCCATTTCTTCTAATTCTTTAGCCGCTTTTTGGGCGTTGGCTTCTAATTCTTCTGATGTTGGCTTAACATGGTTTTTTGGCATACCGGCCTCCTTAAAGGGTTAGGTAATTTATAATATTATTTTCTTTTACTAACTAATCCTGCAACTGCTCTATCTAAGGCTTCTTTGGCTTTCTCTGGGGTGGATAAGTATGCTTCAATAAGCATATAGTTGCGTAGTCTAGCTTTCAAAAATATATCTTGTTTGGTTTTTATATTGCTTACTGTCAGTTCCTGCTCTACCGAATCCCTCATAGCTTTAATATACTTGCGGATACTCTCAACAGTTACTTGGCTCTTAACAAGTGCTTCCTCCCACGAATGGAAGGTTTCAAGCTCAACCTTGCTTAAATCATCATATTTTAGGCCGATTTTTTCTAATACTTCTTTTATCATCTTTGTACCTGATTAGGAGCAAGTTGTAGGGCTTGGGGCGGTGGTTCTGGTTGCCCTTGTTGTTCCGGGTTCATTCCCATCATTGGGTTACTTAATAACATTTCCCTCTTTTGGTCTTCAAACTCCATAACAGCGTTAATATCATCGGGTGGTAAGTCAACAAACTCTAATAGCTTCCTGTTGTATATCTCAGCCAGCTTGGGATTGTCCGGCATATTTAACTTAACCGCATTTAATTTTTGTAGTTCCTCGGAGTTCTTGGCGTTTCTCTCATCCTGCGACCATATCTTAACCCTATATCCTGCTGGTGTCATCCAATCGTTAGGATTTACTTCTCTTGAGTAAATCTCGTCTGTGTTTCTGCCTTCCTTGTATATCTTAACTGCATCTATTTTATCGCTTGAACCTTCCATAAGTTTTAGGAATGTTTTTGCCCTTTCTTTCCACACTTGGGTATAAAACTTTGACATACCTTTTATTCTCTCTTTAGCTTCACCCAATGCCAGTTCAACCTCACCTAAGGTAATTTGTCTCTCTGTTTGTACCCCTTGCTGAGTGGAAGTAGCCCCGGAAGCCTTCTCTACCATTTCGGTTACATAATTCATCTCATCTAAACTCTCAGATAAGTCGGGTATATCTACCTTTTGCAGTACATCTTGGGGCTTGCCCGGTACTCCATACCAGCCCCACGGAATAGGCTGGAAGGTAGAAGGCATAAATCCCTCAATAGTAGAATCAAAGTAGTGCATACCAAAGTTACGAAGCGTTCTGTTCTCAACTAATTGGGAGAACCAAGAATTAAGCACCTTATTAGGAGTTCTTACTAAGTCGCATATGCCATCGCTCCAAAAGTCCTGACGTTCTAAATCATCCGCCCAACTGTTGTAATTGAAGTGATTTCTCCAATAGTTGTCTTTTGTTGTTCCTAGGACCGATTCTAAGGGCTTTTTAGCTAAGATAACCATATCCTCAGCCTCTACATACATATACAATTCTTCTTCTTTGTCATCTTCTTCCCTGTAAATAAAGTGCATTGATAATTCCACAATCGCTTCACCTAGCACTGGGTCTTCTACATCATCAAGCCCCATCTCTGCCATCTTCTTGTTTTTCTCAGTTTGCATTGTTTGGTTCTCAGCCGACTTTATCAAACCCATTTCAGACTTATACCATTCCTTTAATTTCTTTACTTCCTTTTTGTCATACAAGGGGTCGTTTTCTATTTCTGACAATGACTTATATATATGGGTATGTATTAAGAACCTCGAAGAATGTACGTTAGTCGGGTCGGTGTATCGTGAAACTAATATGTCTTGGGGGTCTTGGATAGTCATTTGACACTTGCCGTCAACTATCTGCCATTGGTCGAAACTCCTGCCAAACATAATAATCTGCCTCTTATCTACTATGTCCTGAAGCTCAAACCTGTTATCATCCCCAACTAACTTCCAGTATTCATTCTTAAACATCTGGGCTTGTTTGTCGTTGTCTAGGTTCTCAAAGTATATAACAGGGAGGTCATCAACATCTTTTAGAATAGTCTTGATAACAGTTTTCATTAGTGGTAGGTTCACCGACTGTCTTTGTGTTAACCGATTCACTTGAACTCTATCTCTACTAAGTGTGTAATTTTCCAACCAATCATCCTGTCTTCTCTTACGAAAATTATAGCCGGACTCTTTATTTAGTTTTAATGTCTGCAATTCGGGGTTGGTTCTATCAATATCTGCCATAACTTAATATAAGCAAAATATTCTAGTTTATGTCAAGCTGGGAGGTCCTCAAAGAACGGCAAAATTCCCCCCGGTTCGTTTGGCTTCCAGCTTGAAGTTCTTTCCAATTCAAAATACATTCTCATCAACATTGTATCGCTAAAATCGGGTGATCTTCCCAATGCTTCTTTTATTTCTTCTTTCGGAATTAGCTGTAATGGTGATTCAATAGGTGTTTCTTTCTTTTTTAGTTGTTGTAAATCCTCAATAATCATTTCCTTTGTCAATTCATCTATGTTTGCGGTTATTGCCATCTTATGATTTTTAATCTTATCTGCAAGCATAAAACCACATTGGGATCGTAAATTTCTATAATTTTGTTTTTTGGGCTTGTTTTTATTATTTTGATCTTCCCTTTTTTGTAATGCTGAACTATTACCAACAAAGCCTTTTATCCCTTTAACAATATCAACAACCCCACCACCTACTCCATCATCATCAGCTATTGCGTGGCTGTAAGGTATTCTCTCTTCTTTTAATTCAATCTTCACATCTTCTGCTGTTTGATCTATTCCCCTATTCTTCTTCCAATTTAGTTTATATAACTCAAAACCTTTCCAACTACCAAAAGTAATCTTATCTGAACCATACCTAGCAACATCAGAAGTAAAGAATCTTTGTTGCTCTATCGGTCTTTTTAATTCATCAACTGGTATATCAAGAGTATTAGTAAATAAATCACATATTGAATCATAATCTACTAAGCTATTATCACCAGAATCATATTCCCATAAACCTAGTTTTAATCTAGCTCTCAAAATCGGGTCTTCTATTTGTTCTAATCTATCCTCCGCTTGTTTAGCAGTATATGGGTTATCTTTATACAAAGCCCTGATAAAAGCATATCCTTTTTTTAAAGTTTTCTTCCTCCACGGCTTATAAAATATTCTATATAACCAGTTTTGTTCTGGATTGCAAGTTAAAAGTATTTTAGCCGGATTTAAACCATACTTATCATTATTCCATCTTCCTACTCTACCCTTTAAAACATCAAAAGCTAAAAAGTGGACTTCTCCGGCTTCTTCAATCCAACCACCTGTATATTCTGTTGAACCATACCTCTGAAATTGTGGATCAGATGGTTTAAACATCAAATCCAAAAGGTCTATCCTTGATCCATTAGTAAATTGGATATAATTGTCTTGACCATTAAATTTCCAATCATTAGTAGGTATTTCGTGGTATTTACATAATTTTCTAAAAGTAGCATATGAAGAGGCTTTGAGGCGTTTTAATTCGTTTCTACCCATAAACCATTTAGTATCTGGATAAAAATAGCAATTAGTCATCAACCATTCTGCCCCTAACCAAGACTTACCGCCTTCAGCACCACCGCCAAATAACAAAAACCTAGTATAGTTATCCCTAAGTTTCTCATAAGCCAAATGTTGCTTAAGGGTTGGTTTTATTGTCGGGATTACTGTTTCCATTTTTCGGAGTTAAATAATTAAATCCCGCAATCTGCTTACCATCAGTAGTTACATCTTTTCTTTCCTTCATTCCGTGATTGTTTTGAAGCATTAGTTTAACAATCGTTGCGTTTACTTCTTTGCCGCCATAGATACCATCATTAACTAATTGTAGTAACTGTGCTATTTTTATTTTAGTCAAAGCGTGGGAAAACTCTGGGTAAATTTTAGCCCATTCATATAGTGTAGTCTTATCTACCTCAAGATAAACAGCGAAGCCTTCTACCATTGGAAGTTCATTTTGTTCTTTGCCAGTTGTAGCAAGATATTCATCTGCCATCTCAACAAACTTTGGTAAATATTTAGTTGGTCTACCGCCGGGATGTGCCATATTTAACCTTTCTTGTAGAAGGACTTAATGAAACTGATGTTGATAATGATAAACTTGTAGCCCTAGAAACACTTAATTCTTTTGAAGTAAGCGAAAAAGCTGAATAAAATTTTACTAATTTCTTAAATAACTTTTTAAACATCATATCCCCCTTAATTGAACATAACTTGTTGATAAAGATGTTCTAATCCTTCTAATATATCCTTTTTTTATTAAAGTATTTAAAATATTGATTGTGGTGTAGCTTTTAGTTCCCCTGTCCTCAAACTCCGATATAATGTTTGCCCTCGGTACTGGTGTGTTCTTGTCTTTCACCCAACATATAACGAAAGCCATTGTGTTTTCCTGCAATTCGTTTAAATCACCATAGCTGGACATTAAGTCATTATAACATTGTTTGCAATAACTTAATTTTTTCTTGATAATCTACTTGATAAGCTATTTCATTCCGTTTAGCCATAAGATAACGATAATCTTCTGCCCTATGATATTTAAACCAAACAATAAACCAGAGAGGGTCATTGTGCGAAGATTTATTCCCCCCAACGTGATGAGTGTAGCATAAGTTTATTCCGTTTCTTAAATCGTGTCTAAGGACTAAATTCTTTCTACCAACTATGTGATGGGGCTGACCTCCCATTTTATTGCATATCTCACACATACCCCCATTCCGTTGTCTAATTCTAGCTGACCAGAGCTTATCAGCTTTTTTCTTTTGATAGGTTCTACTGGGTTTTTTCATCTTATCTTTTACCAAAATACTTTATAAAATACTTCTTATTAACCAAATACATCATTCCCCACAAAATTAGAAATCCTGTGATTACCGGATAACGGAACACAATCATATCTATCAATACAATCACCCCTAGTATATTATTTATTGCAAACAGTATGGCTAATTTTTTAAATAATTTCATTTTATTAGTTTATTTTCTATTAAATAAATAAGTGTTTTTGCTCTAATATTGGCTTCTGTTTTTGATGTCATATCTAACCAATACCATTCTTTTCTTGCTTGACTCCATAGGGGAAAACTTTTACCTGAAACCTTTAACATATCCCCCAACTCAACAGAAGTAAAAGCGGAAGCTATTTTAACACCAACGCCACTTTCTATAATCCACTCATCTGACATTAAGCCCTTATCAGTCCAAAAGAACAAACTATCCTGTTTTGCTCCCAAACTTTTCAATCGTTTACTCAATTTCAAACTAGTAACCTGATTTTCTAGTGGCATATCAGAATAATTAAAAGAATAATAATAACCAACAAAGCCAAACAAATACGACACATCAATTCTCTGAAATCATTAACCCACATTTTTATCCGCCATTCGGTAATTGGCTCTGGTTTCCATACTCCTGTGCCATAATATGAGTAACTCTTTTTTCTTAGTTTAGGTTTTTTTGTTTTATTCATTTCTTGGTTTTTAGGTTGTTCCCATTTATCATGAGTCTTACACCATCTGCTACCATCAGTTG